TCCTCAACGTCAATCTCTGTGAAACCAACGGCCTCAAGATCGGAAGGGTCAAGCTCCTCAAAAGCTGACACCAATTCTTGAACATCCCACTCGCCCAACTGCCCGATACGGTTGTCGGCAATCGAATAAGCTGTGGCGGTTTCCTCGTTGTCATCAACCCAGACAACAGCGATCTCATCCCAACCCATATCCAAGGCAGCTTGATACTGGTGGTTACCGGCAATGATCACTTTGGTTTTCTTGTGGGCGACAATCGGCTTGCGCTGACCGAACCGTTCATACGATTTTTTGATGGCATCCACGTCACCCTTGCGTGGATTTTTCTCGGCTTGCTTCAACGACTTCAACGGCGCTGACAGCCCAGCTAAGTCTTTAGCGATATTCGATGGCACAATCTATCCCTTCGGTGTGTTTCGGCCCCCAGCGGGGCTCCTGTAGCCTATCAGAGCCCACCCTAGCCCAAAAACTGGAATTACGCGGGAGTGCGCGCGCCCATAGGCTGAGGGGTTTAGATCGTTGTGTTGCCGAGGATGTGACCCGCCCCTAGTTGCCTCCGGGGGGGGGTAGGGGGGTGTTTGCTATACGGGCGTGGTGTTACCGGTTGAGTGGTTTGTTGCCCCTGCGTTGGTTACATGACCGATGGGCGGGTAGTAGAACCGAGTTTGGATTGCCTGGCTCAACATGATCTGCTTCCCACGGATCGCCTGCCCTAGCCCCGCCCCCACATAGGTGGCATAGGAGTGCCCCCGCCCTAACCGCCCTCGCATATTTTTGGTAGGCGGTGTTATAGAGCTTGGCTTTTTTTTGTTTGCGTTCTGGTGATTCGTGGCGGTTGCGGATTCTGTTCCGCTCTGCCTGGTGGGTTGGGCAACGGGATCCCTGGGCTAGTACCCCGCAGTCAAGGCATGGCCGAAGGGGCATCCCTTATTTTTTCCTGTTCTTATCGTTTGTGTAGAACCCCTCGCCCCGGAAGGTTGTTGTGGTTCTTTGGGGTTTCCGGCTCATCCGGTCACCGCACTCCTCACATTCAACTACGGGTTCTTCTACCATCGAGTGAAGAATGTCTTGTTCGCTACCGCACTCACGGCAACCGTAAAGATACATAGGCATTAGTGCTTGAACACCGTGCCCGTGTAATCAACATCCTTTTCTAGGATGAGGGTGGCTAGGCCGGGGATACTATCCTCGCCAGACTTGGTTCTGAACCAGCCGGAACCGTTATCCATTGTTGGTGCCATCACTAGGAACCTCGATGTTCCGCGTGGTGTTGATCCTAATTCTGTTACCCGTAGGTGATGGAAGTGACCATGTACCAGGATTGAGGCATCTGTTACCGGTTGATTACCGAATGACTGCTTGCGCCACCAGTCGCCCATACCTTCTGGCCTGTTCACTTGATGCCCGTGAGCAATCCCTAATATGTGAAAGCCGTCACCGAATACATCTAACGCTAGGGATTCGTCGTTGGGTTGCGGTTCCCGGAATGAGATATTAGTGAGGCCGATTTCTAAAGCCAACCGGGCTAACTGCCTACCGATAAACACACCCCAATCATCGGTTGGTTTGCCAATCGTTTTCCCGTTCATCCGAAACTGGCAATGGTTACTACCAACACTTGCGTAGGTAACCTTTGGTACGAGATCCGCTAGCGCACGGATAGTCTGCCAGGCAAGCGTGGTGGCCACATCCACCTGCTCCATAATGCTCAAGTCATTTGAGTAGCTTTGCTGTGGGGCGTTCGCGTTGTAGAAGTTCTCGACAGTATCCCCGAGATCGGCAAAGATAACCTGTTCCGGTTTCTCCCGCTTGACCTGCTCAACCAGTCTGGCTTGCATAAGGGCAACCCGTTCGAGTAACTGTTCTGTGCCACCCCGGTAATCCACCTTGCCGACTTGAAGATCCGACCAAAGAACAACGAGCGCCCTCGGGTTAGCTTTCTGCAGTTTAGGTTTCGTTACCTTCTTGCTGGCCTCAGCCATAAGCAACGGCAGGTTGATATCGGTTGCTTTACGGCGGAAGTTGAACCGGTAAGACGTAAGCCAAACCAGTTCCCCATCCTTCTGCTGTTGCCAACGGCTAGTCCTTACCGGTGGTATCACCTCGATACCGTCAGGATCTAACCCCGCATCCAGTAAGAACTCGTCAAAGTTTTCAGGCTCCGAGTCGTAACCCGGTGTGGTCGCAACACCTTCGTTGCCGTCGAACTCGATGGCGGGCCGAACCTTAGTTGGTGCGGTAACCTTCTCCGCCGGGCTCAAGTTTTCTAACATGCGCATTTACCTTTACGGTGTTTCAGGATCGTGTGAACACTCACGAACACGCCACGCTCCCTAAGCGCATCCGACAAACCGTTACTGGACCAGTTCTCCTCATCGGCTAAGAACTTAGCTAACAGCTCCCGATCCCCCGTATCCAGCTCATCGAAGATCAAAGCAATCTTGCAACGCTTAGAACCGGCTGGTTTTGGCTTCATCCCCTCAAGCAACATTAGAAGGGTGCTTCCTGACCCATGACCGCCGTGGGCCACTGTTCCATAATCGCAGCTTCTTTCACCTTGCCGGGCTCAGTCTGCGACACCGTAATGTTTGGGTTGTTCACGTGGGCGCGGGCGTACTTGATCTCCTCGCCCTGCTGGTTAGTGAACTCCTCCATCTTTACTGAGTGCAAACCCTCAACATTGACGACCTGACCAACCTGAAATTGCTCTTTAGTCCAAACTGTGTACTTTTCTGTTTTGACGTCACCCGTTTTGAGGGTGTAGTTAGTTTCCGCCTGGAAGCCGTAGCCATCCATGACACGGGTGATCTCCGCGTTTTCGATAATGATTCTTGCCATTGGTTTACCTTTCTATTCTTTGATGTGGTGTCGGGGGTTCACGCAGTCAGAGTGCCCGCAGGTTCGCTGACCGGGCATGACAATCTCGCCTTGGTGATCAACTGGTGTGACCAGATCGTCAGCGAAGTGCCCATGCCAAGGGATACATTTTCCATGTGTCGTGTGGACTGTCAGGACTTTGGTGGCCCGGCAAGAGGAGCAGAGAATGGTGTCTTTGCGAACACTATTTATTGACCATTCGTAACCGCAACGCTCGCAGGTAACTACCGGCATATGCCCTAACCTTCCATCTTTCCCCTTTCTTCACAAAAAACACTAGCATCGAAATAACCTTTTGTCACTTACTCCCGCTTTCTTTTTTCTCAAGCGCTTCCATGGCTAACTCGAACTGGCGCTCCGTGAACTGGTAGTTGCCTACCTTTATAGCCTTCGGCTTAGGCGGTTTCCGCTTTTGGTTAGCAGTCTTAGGCAACGGTTTACGGGCAACCGGGGCGGGCGGGTTGTTGATCGCATCCTCGTATTGTTTGCGGGCGTGCTCGATCCCGATACGGGAAAGCTCATTTACCCTCTCGATGTGCTCCCAAATATTCGCAGACTTAGCTTCTATCTCGCGCCGTAATTTCATCTGCTTCGGGTGCGAGGGATCCTCCTCATGCAACTTCTTCAGATCTATACCGTATTCCTTCGCGTAGTTCACCATGTCGCATCCTCGAACTCTTGAGTGTAGGCAAGGAAAACAAGATCCCGTAGAACCTGCACCGCGTACTGGCCCGGCTCGTATTGGTGTTTTACCGCCAGGATATGGAACGACTCGCCAACGGTCACAAGATCGGCAGGATTATCCAACCGCATCATGACGAAGTTCATACCGTAATCGTCAAAGTGCCTAGCCCTACTCAAATACTGTTTAGGTGTTTCGTGAGATAGGGGCACGAACGGCTCCCACCACTCAAGATCTTGGATTGCTGTTTCACATTTCTTACACATTGGTTTCCCTTTCTAGTTTCACTTACAACCGAACTCGCCCGGACGGCACTCATAATGCTCGCCACGGTCATGTTCCGCCTTCACCCAGGCCCGCTTATCCGGCAGCTCGGCTTTCCGCTCGGCAGGTTTCACCTCGCGCTTAGGATACGGTTCGTCACCCCAACCCTCACGGTTCAACCAAGTAGCCGGGTAAGGAATGAACTGGGTATCCGGCAAGTTGGGGTCAGCGGATAACCGGGCAACCCCATCCAATATTTGTTGAGGATCCCCGCCAGCTAACTTCTCGAAAGCCTTACGCGCTTGAGCCTTACCCACCTTCCGGGGGTAGGCAGACCAGAACTGCTCGAAAGCATTATCAAGATCAGAACGCGCATATTTCTTACTAATAGTATTCTTTTCATTAGTATTCTTAAGTGACGGTTTCACCGATGCCGGTAAATCCGATGACGGTGAATCCGATGACGGTTCAGAAGTGACCCAGATCACCTCAGCGAACTCCCCGCCCGTGGCCCGAGCCTGCTCGCGCCTCAAGTAACCGTGCGACTCAAGCTCCTTCACAGATCCCCGAATAGCATCCCTACCGCAGTCGTTAGCCTTAGCCAAAGACCCGATGCTCACATTCCATCCCTCAGAATGAGAAAGTAGCTGGGCGAGTAGCCCCTTCGATCTCAAAGACAACCGCTTATCCCGCAACCAATCGTTAGGTATCTGGGTAAAGCGATATTCGTATTTCAGTTTGCGCCTGATAATCGGCATAGAGCCCCCTCTTTTTTCAATGATCCTAGCCTAAAAAAACTTGACTTGATCCCCTTCGTCAATCAAGATCAAATTATATTGGTCATCCAATCGAATCCAGGACGATAGCGTTTGGTAATAAACTCGCACTTCTGCCGGATCCTCATAAGATCTTAGCTTCCAACCGTAACGGCGGGCCATCTCAGCAGTCTTAGGATCTGACTCCATAGCCGTGTTCATGGCGGAACACATCACAATCACATTAGAAGGTACGTCACGCGCCTTGGATCCCCCCATGCCACGGTTGGCCCTGTGATGGGGCGCTACGGCCTCAATTTCGCCACAATGAACACAACCCCCGTCACGGGCTAAATAACGCTGGAACTGCTTTGCGTTCATCCGGCCAATCCACCACCTCTTGAATAACCACTTCCGTGCGGGCCTTATCCGCATCCGTGAAAAACTTGTACATATTCACGCCGACAACCTGGTAATCGTCATCGAACGCCTCCTTGTTCAAAGCATCCAAAACCAGCTTAGCCATGTTGTCAATATCACGCCTACGCTTGTTGCCGTTATAGAACCGCAGATCTACAATGACCTGGTGCTCGTACTTCTGCTCCCCAGCCATCCGCCAAGCATCACGGACACGCTTTTCCGCCTCGATAGTTTCTTTCGGGGTGAAAGTGCCACGCTGGGTAACCCTCGGGCGTTGCTTCGATCTCGGCTCACCCATCACGGTAAACCTGGTGCACCTAATCGGTGTCACCCCAGTTATCGTCGGTAATGCGAATGTCATCCAGCAACTCCTCTTTAGTTATATTGAACTCAACATAATTATCTATTAGGGTGTGGATCTCGTCAAGGTTTTGCAGATCGAATAACCGCCGTTTCTTTCTCGGCAGAGTCCCCCGCAACACTTCAGCGACCAAACCGACAGGCGGTTTCCCCGGATACATCAGTAACGGGCGCAACTGTTTATAGTTGAGATCCGCGTAGTCCGGGAAGTCTATCGGCGTGAACTTGTATTCCATACATCAAGTGTAGCCAAGTCGCAATAACCGAGCCTAAAGTGTTCAAAAATCTGCAAATTGTATGCGCTCGCACACATCTTGGAATTACCCCGAACGCCGACATTGTTAACTGTGTCAGCGAACGCCAACATAGCAATTCCCAGGGCTAAGACTGACCCCACTCAAGCCGAACCAACGGCCCAAGCGACCTGCCCACCTCAAGGCGATCCCGCAACGCGCGTATAGAGCTAACAGCAGCACGGTGCTCCTGATCCGCTAACTCCGATGCCAACAATGTATCCGCAGTTTCCAAGTCAGCCGTGTACCGGCGAATATCCATCGAACCCTCCACCGACAAGAAGGCTCTGGCGTAAGCGACTTTATGTGCCACCCTAGCCGTAACCGCCTTCTTGTCGGCAGCAGATATCTCGTCAGTTTTGCTGTCAATATCCTTCGAGATCCGCGTAAGGTTCTCGATGATATCGAGGGGGGTTAGATTACTCACTTGGAAAGTGGGCCAAACAACCACGCACCGGTTTCATGAAGCCACTCAATAGCCTCACCATACTGATCCGTGGTATCGTTCCGGTCAAACCGCTTATGGATATCCACCGACTGGTGTATATCGCTCACTCGGGCGACAGTCTGCTCAGCCATATCTAGCACCTTCGCTTGATGCGCCGTCAAGTTACTCATTCTCAAGAACCTTCTTCCGTTTGCTAAACAAGGCTTGGGTTTGCGTTGTAGCCCAACCCTTCTTGGTAGCATCCTCCCACAGTTTGTTCAGTTCTTCAAGCGACGTGGCTGCATCAACAGACGTCAAGAACGCCGGATCAACCGGTGTTGCGCTTTCGGCGGGCACGGCACCCCGCGCCACCTTAGCCATCTCCTCACGAGAAGCACGCTTGTTACCTGAGTAACCGGCGTTAGCCAGCGCCCTACCAATCGCGCTCGTTTCCGCGTTCTCAAGGGCAGAAGTTTGGTTAGCCCCAGAAGTGCCTTCGATCTCGAAAGCGAACCCGGAAGCCTTGGGGCAGTTAGCGTGCTGATCCTCGTGATCGAGAAACACTTGCGCCCGCACGACCCAAACTTTGCGAGCTCTATCTTCTTCGCTTGTCAGTTCATAACTGATAATGCGACCATCGGGGTGGTCACTATAGAAGCGTTTGATACGCTCCTCAACAGTTTCATAATCTTCCAGATTGAATCTAGCCATTTTGTTCCCTTTCATTTGCTTTAGTGATACGCAACGAGCGCGCACCGCTACCTATTCTTTCTATGTATCCCTTCAGTTCCAGATTTTGCAACTGGTAACTGACGGAAGCCGTTGATGATAAGCCAACATTGTCACCGATTTCCGTGATAGACGGGGGAAACCCGTTTCTACGGCTATAGCTAACAATAAAGTTGTATATGTGCCGTTGCCTTTCAGTCAGCATTATTGAGATCAACCCAAAGCTTATCCGCAACCACCGACAACGACTCGATCATTTCGTCATCCCGTTCCATCCAAACCCATTTCGGATCTATCCAGCCGGGTACGAAACCGTTGGGCGAATCAACCCGCAACATCCACGCGAACAAGCAACGCTCTGCACCGGTTACATGTAACTGCCATTGAACCTGACGGCGGTAAGCAATCGGGATCTTAGCCTCGCCCCAATCCTTCCCGCTGGTTTTGATTTCGCTGATCATATCGTGCGACAGCGACAGCCCATCCGGTGTGGCTAGGTGGGTTGCGTGATCCTCGTGAGCGATCAACCATTCGTTAGGCATGATATCGAACATCTGTTTGACCCACATACTGATCGGGCCTTCTTGCTCGCGCCCGAATCTCATGTAATCGTTGTCCTCAATCGGGGTCGGATCGGTAAGATCAGCCAGCACCTTCGCATATCCGGCGGGGGTCGCAGCGTTCGCAACCTGGGTTGCGGTTATACCGCTTTCCCTGGCTAGGATCCAACCATCGAAGTCAATGGCCTTGTTCGCCAGGAATCGTTCAGTCCGAATCATTATCTTCTTGTACCCTTTCTAATGTGCGGTAAATGTGGTAGCCAACCTGGCTAGGGTTTTCCGCGCTAGCAACATCCTCGCAAGGAACGCCCTCCCGGTACGACTCGATCCAGTAGTCACCCATGTCGGCGTAAACCACGAAGGTGTATTCCGGTGTCAGCATCGGCATCCCACCCTCGGTTATAGACTTCCGCATCAGCGCCCCCCAAACATTCGTTCACGCTCGCCACGGCTGGTCAGTTCCCAGACGATAGCTTGGCGACCACTCGGGGTTTTTACGCGCACACCAGAATCCCGAACCATATGGCGCTCTACTAGCTCAGCGCGCCGGGAACGGATCCCTGACTCACTAGCCCGTGGCGCAGTCTTATATTGACGGTACGCCTCGATCAACTGGTAATCGTGACGGGGTTTCTTGCTAAGCACCTTGAGAATATAGGTTTGTGTTGCGGTAACATCCGTCACCGAATCCGCAGCATCGTGACTGGTTGCCGGGTCATTCTTTCTAGCTTTAGGCATCTTCCCACTCCTGTTCAATCGAATCTTGTTGCGCATCATAATTCAGCAAAGCGGAGGCGAGCTCCCTGGCCTGACGGATCGTCAGAATCAGATCGTCACCATCCATTTGCCATTCGCCGTCAGCAATGTTGCTAATCAGCACACGGTTACCTTCT